CACTCATTAAAGCTACACCAACAAAATCATCTTGGTCAGGACCACCACCGTAGTATCCTTCTTCACCACCATACAGCGATCCATCATTAATATCTTCAACATTTACTGAAGGTGGAGCATTATAACCGTATCCGCCAGAAGTAAAGTTAAAATCGTAGATACTACCATTTAAAGTAATACTTGTAACAGAACCAACAGTTACGTTAACAATACCAGTTACAGTTGTTCCAACATACTCAAGAGCAGCAGTACCATTCTGTACGATACCAGAAGTATGAATAGGAGCAGGAGATGCTAAAATACCTGTTTGTGTTGCTAGATATTGATTAATACCGTATGTAATATATTGACCAAGAAGAACTTGATTTCCTGCAACCCAAGCAGAAGCTGATGGGTACGGTGGGGATGCTGATAGAGTAGCTCCACCTGTGTATCCAGTTCCTGGATTAGTAATAGTTGTATTAGTAATTAAAACAGGATCGCTTGCTCTATATCCATCACCATTTGATGTAATGTTAGCAAAGGTATAACCAGAACCACCAGATTGAACACCAATATTTAAAATTTGACCATTCTCAAAGAACTGATCAGTTAATGCATTAACAACTGGCATGTAAGCATCAGTAAGGAATTTGTTACGTAAAGCGATAGGAACGCTATACATATATTTCCACATATAACCATCAGGCATAATAACTGGGTCAACAACAGTACCAACTGGTTGGTATGTTGACACCACATTGTTATTATTATCAAGACATTTATAAACATTGTAATCTGTTGTAATTACAACAGCATTAATATCCTCAACTCTTTGTGCACCTGAAGGTGCAATAGTGACAACTGCTGTGGCAACAGCAGTAATACTTGCGCCAGAGCCACCACCACCAGTAATAGTTACTGTTGGGATAGAAGTATATCCTATTCCTCTGGCGGTAAGAGTAATTCCAACAATTTGTCCACTAAGAACAGTTGCAGTGGCAGTTGCACCAGAACCACCACCACCAGTAATAGTAATTGTAGGAGCAGTTGTATATCCATAGCCACCTGAAATTAAATTTAAACCTTGGACTTCTGTACTATATTGAGTATCGTACATATCGTAAACTGTACCAGAAGTCCAGTTTACTCTAGGGATTACATATGAAACATCAGTTGAATTGATTTGTTTCATAGTAATAATTTGATCGCGAGTAGAAATTTCATAGTCAGCACTATCAACAGGAGCAGGAGGATTTGTTGGATCTGGCCAAGCCGAAGGTGGCAAAGCCTGTCCCAAGAAATAATAATAACGAGATGTGTTGTTCTGAATCTCCGTATACAATAATTTTGCTACGGAGTTGTGGATTTCAGATTTTAATAGTGCTGGCATTTAATCTACCTAAAATTAACTTACTGTGATTGTCCAAGTAATAGCAACTGTATCGCCTGCAGCTTTGTTAACAATAGGGAAAGTTGTGTGGCAAAGCATTGTACCAGAAGAACTGTTATTAAAAATACCAGCTTCTTGTAGACCACCAGTACCAGTACCAGCTGGGAAAGATGCAGTATATGTGATAGCAGTTGAAGCAATAGAGGCAGAAAACAATGCAACACGACCAGCTTCAGTTCCTAATGTTGTATCACCAACAGCTGGAGATGTTGAAGCAGTACCAACAGCCATATATGACATCAATGTAACACCACCAGTACCACCAGCGTCAACTAGCATACGTGAAGCAATCCATGCTTTACCAACAGTAACTACCAAGTTTTTTACTTGGCGTTCGTCTTTTTTATTACCTTGTTCATCAAAAACAACAATATTAACGTCGCCTTTAATTTTTAATCCATTTTCTTGTAGTTCCATAAAATTCTCCTGTTTTAATTACTCATTGATGTTGGAGATCCAACATAATAACCTGAGTCGTTTGTAAAATATCCCGGTATTGCGAATCCATTTAAGTCTATATATCCTGAACTTGCCAGTGATATACTAGAAGACGATTGGTTTGTTATATTAGTTGTATAAACTAATTGTGGGTTTGTTCTATTTAGGTTAGTTCCAGTTGTATCAGATAAAGATTGAGTTTCTGCCAATGCTTTACCAGTTGCTATTCTATTAACAGCATCTGTCATTGTTTGTGTATCTAAATTTAACTTACCAAATGTTTTATTAGTTATTCCATCAGCCAATGATTGTGTGTCTGAGACTACTTTACCAGTATATTTGATTGCTAAATCAGATAATGATTGTGTATCATATAATGGTTTATTAGTAAGTATTCTAGTAAAATCAGCCAATCCCTGAGCATCAGTTAATGGTTTGGTTGTAAATAATTGAGCATATTCATGCATTACAACACTATCACTAAGATTCCCATTAAGAATTTTAAAAATAGATTGTAATTGAATACTCAAATTAAATGTATTTTGAACATTGTATTCACCGAACATAGCCAAACCAGCTGGATGAATCAAATTCTTAACAGCTGTTTTATACGTATCTAATTTCTCATCAATCTGAATTACATATGAAAATGGTTGGTAGTAACGACTATCTTCAATATAAATGGCATCATCTAAGAAACTTGCATTTGTTAACCAATATCCAGGATAAGATGCGATTGAACCAAGATTAATTTGTAAAAGTGCAGATGTATACTCAGAAGTAGCAGCAGTTGCTTGCGCAGATGTTAATCCAAACTGAACAATAATTTGACCAGCATATGTTGGATCCCATGCCATAACAGAAGCATTTTGTGCATACTCATAATCTACTTGGTTAATAGTTCCACTTTCAGCAAAACCATTTGTAAATTCAGAAATACCAAGATTATATGTTGCAACATAAACACCAAATCCATTTAATGACTCAGTAACACTTCTTGTTAATTGAACTCCAGTTGTTTGTGCAACTGCATTAGTTCCTGTTGTTGATGAAATTGTTTGTATAAAATTAGTAGTATAATTTGTACCAAACTGAATAAATTGAGCCTGAGATATACCACCATTAGAATCTACCGCTGAAACTTTTAATTGAGTACCAATTCCATTGAAGTTTGTAATTGGATATACATCACCAACTTTAAATCCAGTTCCTGGTTCAAGAATTTGTAAAGAAGATGTTGTTGGTAAAATCGTACCAGAAAAACTTATACCAGCTTCTTTATTTTCATAACGAACTATATCTCCAATTTGAATATTACCAAAGAATCTGCGATCAATAAGATATTCGTAAATTGTTGAGGAAATTTCAATGCCACGTTCTACTTCAACCTTTACATTTTGTCTACCCTGAACTGTAACTTGAGTAATCTTATTATTTGAAATAATTTGAACGATTGCGCCAACGATATCGTCTGGATTTCCAGAATTAATTTGAACAAATAATGATGTATCTTGATTCCAAGTATTATCTGATGGTCGAAGAACTTGAGTTGATGGGTAAAATACGCTTACTTGTTTACCATAAATTAATTCAAATAATAATTTTACAGCGGATTCAGTTCCCTTTGCATTATAAAGATCTTTAACACGCTTCATCAAGAAACGCTGATCTACTGCAGAATTTAATGGAAATTTAGAAAGAAGTTCATCTCTGAAGTATACCAGAAATGAATCAAGGGTAGTATCAACATCTCTTAATGTGGTAATATCAAGCTGAGTTGATTCAAGATAATCATAATATGCTTGAAGAAAGGATACGAATGTTCCATATTCATTCCTTACAAATTCAGGAAGCTGTTGTGGAACTAGAGTTGATACTTTAGGTTTGGTAATCATTATGCAACTGTACTAGGAGTAAATGTATAGTTATTTCCGCCACCAAGTAATCCAGAAGCAGTTGGATCAGCAAGAACATTAACAGTCAAATTAGACATGTCAATTTGAACGTATTGAGATAGAGCAGAAACAACATCATTTGATAATGGTTTAATTGTAAAATATAATGAAGAATCGTATAGAGATGAAATTGTTAAATTCTTTACATCAATATAACCAGTTGAATAATTAACAGAACCAATTGTTGCATTGGCGATAACTTTAGATCCATCTGGACCATAATAGAATAAACGAATATTACCAACACCATCGTCATCAAGATAATAAACATTTGTGCTTCCAGGGATATAGAAACCACTGCTTAAAATAGCATTATCAGGAGTTCCAGTTTCACGAATTGGATTGATTAGGTTGATAATATATTCTGCAGAAGTATTATATTGTGGGTTAGCGATTGCTCTTTGAAGAACTAGAGTCGTAATATTATTTTCAATTGCTGGATCAGCAGCATCAATTAATTTACTTAATTTAGAGAATCTAAACACACCATCAAAATTTTGTAAATCTGAATTATTGTAGTCATTAACCACATTTGTAATTATAGTTGCTAAATCTGATGGTGATTTATTTGTAATTTGATTATTATAATATGCAGTAATTGTAAGTTCAATGTTGATCGCATCTGGATCAACAATATTTGTAATTACAGAAACAATACCACGTGGCTTAATAACATCGGTGATAATATCCATTTTCTGTAGATCAGTTAAAGCAGAAACATTATATGGTTTAATACAAACATAAACTTGACCATAGACTGGAGGAATGTTATCTTCACCACCCCAAACAGAAACTGATTGCGCCTCAGGTACGTTTGCGTAGATTATTGATTTATAATCATCAGTAGTAACTGCGCGATTTTGTGACGAGTAGAATTTTGGAGCATTAAAACGAATGCTATCAATTGTTTCTGGTACAGATCCACCAACAGCGGAAGATAATGTAGTTATAGATACAGTTGCGCCACTCAATATTGTGCCACCATTAAATGAGAAAATATTTGCTCCATTTGGTGCATCTAAGCTAGAAACAAAATAATTTACATAAACTAAATTACCTGGAGATAAAGCAACCCCCAAATTACC